TTGAAAATATTTAGCCATTTTTCAGAAAAAATAGGTTTATTCATAAATGAATTATATAAATCATCATCATTATCGACTTTTTTGATATATTCTATTAAACTGTCTATATTATTGAAATCATGAGCATTAATAAATGTTTGTGGATTGAAGTCATCATTAATTGTGCTGGAACCGTAGTATATGGGTATACTATTTGATCTATACGCATCAAATATTTTTTCAGTTGTGTAACCGTCTTGTAAACAATTTTCATAAGCAATACAAAATTTGTATTTTGTTTGGAATTCTAATTTGTCTTTAACTTTTTTACCAACATTATTAAAACAATTGCCACCAGCGTCAACCTTTTTATATGAAGATAATTGTTTAAAAAAATCATCTCTGTGTTTTATAGGATTTGAGTAAACAAAACTACAAAAACCATGTATAGGTTTTTTTGTTAGTGTCATATTAGCTAATTTTTTACGATTTTCTGATTTGTGGATTTGTGCATAAAGTAGCCACAAGGGATATCTAATGTTATTATATTGAGAGGTGTTTTCGAATGTTAAATTTAAATGTGCATATTGATTAATTCTTGGAATAATACGTGATGTACCTCCCAATCTCCCGCTCTCTCCGGTAAAAAAAACAGTTTTATGTTTTTCGGATAATTTTTTTAGCATAGCTGAAGGTGTAGCTCCAAATACAGATATAAATACAATCTGTGCATTGTTTGTTACAATTTCAAATTCATAATTAAATTCTTTTAAAAAATTAGTAAACTCGTTTTGACATCCTTTACAAAAATTTTTAAATTGTATACGTTTTTTGGATTCCATATAATATTTGAGTTTAAATAAAAAAGGATATAAGAACGAAAAATTAGTGAAAATTCTTGACTGTTTAAGGTATGAACGATAATGAGTTGTTTAATAAAATAATAGATGCAACTTCAAATGTTTTAACAAAAATTATAGAGGAGTTAAAGAAATTTAAAACAGACATAAATCCATCTAGAATAGAATTGTTTGAAAAGGAAAAAGAAAAAATCGATATAAAAAAGGATAAGTCAGAAGGGATTACTTCTTCACCTATCGAAGAGGAAATCAATATGTGTTTAATAATAATAAATTCGATTCATAAAGTGTTATATTTATTAGCAAATGATTCTATAATTAATGAAAGAAGGTGGGAATTGAAACAAAAATTGTTTCATTTAATAGAAACATTAAATATAATAGTATGTCAAGAAAATATAAGAGAGATATTAGAACCAATTTTAAGTTTTAAAAAGGAAATGAATATAAACAGTCTATATGTGATTGAAATTATAGAAAAAACAGATAAAATAATTGAATTATTGAACAATTATTCATCAAAATCAAACAAAACCTTTGACGTGGCCAATTTAGATGGAGAAGATTTATAGGTAATATTTGTTCCGGCAGAATTTAGCATCAAATCATTGAAATATTCTTCATGTAATTTAACGTGAACTGTACCGGTACCACATGGTGGTGCTTGTCCAAGAATAATATTAGAAGAAACGCCTGTAATTCCATCTGTTTCACCAAATATAGCGGCTTTATAAAGTTGCTGATCTGCTTCTTCAAATGAGCATTTGGCAAGTGGTCCAACATCTGTTAACTTCATACCATTTCTGTCAATAGGAATCAATACTCCTTTTGTAGTCATCATATCAGCAAGTAAATGAACATGTCTTGGGTCAATTTCAGAAGCTTCATCCATAACTTCTCTAATTTCACGAATCAAAGTATGTCTGGCGGCTTCAATACCGAATATACTATACATTTCATGAATATCATTAGAGAAAGTTCTATATTTATCAACTTCTGGATGTAGAATTGTGTCAATAATGTTTGATCCAGCTGTATCAATTAGCCAGTCTTTTTTAGATCCTCCTCTAATATCTTGTCTTAATGTAACATTATTAATACCATCAATTCCTCGAATAACCAAATTGTCCATAAGTTTAGATTCAATATTAGACAAAATCGTAATTTCGGGAATTTCATCTGGAATAATCAATTTACGTAATTCTTGAGAATTAGGATTGATTCTAATTCTAATAAACATTTCTGGTGCATTATCATCAGAATATTCGCAAAAAACGCCTTCATTGTAAAGTTGAGAAATACTGTAATATATTTCTTCCATTTCAATTCTCTTATCAAGAAGTAATCTTCTTTCAAACCATATAGTTAAAACCCATTTAGAATCAGAGTTGTTAATATCTATGGTTCTAAATAGATTATTGAATTCATTAAATTGTTGATATTTTGTTTGTAATGGTTCGTATCTAATTTCAGATGTATTAACAAGATCATTGAGACGAATTAAACAAATTTCATTACTAATTCTTTGAACTGCTGATTTATCATGACTTAAAGATGGATTGACCATAACAGTTAAAGACTTGTTTTTAGGATTTTTGCTTAAGTGAAATAGTTCTTGCAATCTTGGAACGCCTCTTGTAACAGTAGACTTACCACCAACTCCAGATAAATGAAATGTATTAAGAGTCAATTGTGTACAAGGTTCACCAATAGATTGTGCTGCAACTGGGCCAACCGCATCACCCGCTTCAATTTGTGATTGAAGAAACAATTTTTCGAGGGAAAATATAAATTCATCAAATTGAGACAAAGTAACATTTTTCTCTAATAATTTACGAGGATGACTATGTATTAATAACATAAATCTGAACATCCATAAACCGTCGTTGTATTTATGTAGACTTAACTTGTTTAATAATTTCTCATATTCATCCAATACGTAATCGGCATTAAGTTTCTTACTGGAATTATTTGTTTGATCATCTTTAAGAGAATTCATTAAAGTTCTTTCAATATGTACTGGAAATTTAATAGATGATTCTGGAGAACCGTCACAAACTTTTTCAGAATACCATGTATACATTTCTTTAATATTTTGACTCAAATTGAGCAAACGTGTTCTTGTTTTTTTAGAAATCTTTGGAATTTCGCAAAATTCTTTTTCAAAATCGGTAACATGAACAATGGGTACTGATTGATATTCTAATGATGCTCCATCAGAATTGTCATCTCCATATAAGAATTGAATAATATTATTCTGGGCATCTTTAACACATTTACTCCATGTAATCTTGTAATCTTCAAGAGCTTTCATCAATTTGCGTTGAATATAGCCTGTACTGGATGTTTTAACAGCTGTATCAATAATACCTTCTCTTCCAGCCATTGCGTGAAAGAAGAATTCTAATGGTCCAAGACCTTTTTGAAAAGAACTGTGAACAAAACCTCTTGCGGATGAACTATCATCAAATTTAGTATAATGAGGTAAAGTTCTATAATTAAAACCATAAGGAACTCGTCTACCTTCAATGATTTGCTGTCCTAAACAAGCAGTCATTTGTGCTAAATTGATAAGTTTTCCTTTAGATCCGCCATTTACCATATTCATGAAACGATTATCATAAATTGATTCATGAGTTTGTTTAAGTAAATTTTCAGCACTGCTTCTGGCGGCAGTTAGTTGTCTGGTTACTTTGTTTTCAAAAGCGATTTTTTCACTGTCTGAAGACATATTTTCAAACATATTGAGATGAAGTGTTTGAATAGTTTTTTCAACTTCAAGTTTTTGTTGGTCAATCTTAACATCAATTTTTTGACTTAAAGCTTTATCAAGAACCAAGTCTCTAATACCAACTGAGAAACTGTTTTTGATTAAATATGCCCTAATAACATGTTGTGAGTTATTAAAGAATGCGGCGCATTGTTCAGGACCCTTATCTCTAAAAATACTATGAATTAAACTTGTAAAAACCTTTTTGTCAAAAGAACCAGATCCATTTTGAATAATACCTTTTTTGATATTAATAGTTTCTCCTTTTCGATTTTTGATTTTCAAATTGATTTCTGGAATACAAAATGATAAAGCATCAATACCAGAATATAATTTATCAGTATCTGAATTATATAGACTAACATCTTTAGCATTTGTCCAAGAAAGTGTGTTCATCATTTCTCTATGACTAAACTTAGTAGAAACATCCATAGTCATTAAATGTCCACCAAGAACAGCATCTTGTACAAATGTAATAATGGGCATATTCAGAGCAGGACTAACAATTTGACGATTAACCGATGCAAGACAAGAAATTTCATTAGATGAGCTCAAACTTTGTGGAACATGCATATTCATTTCATCACCATCAAAATCAGCATTATATGGTGTAGTAGCACTAATATTTAATCTAAAAGTAAGTCCATCAAGAATTCTTACACGATGTGCCATCATACTCATTTTGTGTAAAGATGGTTGTCGGTTGAATATTACCCAGTCACCATTCATAATGTGTCTAATAACCGTATCTCCAACTTCAAGCATTTGAGAAAATTGATTTCTATCAATATGATTTAGAGAAATAGTCTTTTTATTAGCATATTTGAAAACCGCTCTTGCACCTGGATAAATTTTAGTACCGTTACGAATACAGCTTTTGAGTCTACTAATATTTTTTTTTGTTACTTTTTCAGGATATGTTAGTTGTATAGCAATACGTTTTGGTACACCTAATTCGTCAAGATTAATAACTGGATCGGGAGTAATAACCGTTCTTGAAGAGAAATTAACTCTTTTTCCCATCAAATTTCCACGAATACGCCCTTCTTTACCTTTAAGACGTTGTCTCAATCCTTTCAAAGGTCTGCCAGATCTTTGTGCGGCAGGTAATACTCCAGCAATTTCATTGTCAATTAAAGTTGACGTATGATATTGTAGAATATTGTGCCAATCATCAAGAATACGAGCATTGGGATCAGTTTTGATTTTATCAGTAATTAATTTGTTATATTTAATAACATCGCAATATTTGATAGTAATATCATCTTCCATTCTTTGACCGTTATCTTGATGTACTGATGGGCGACAACTTGGAGGACAAACAGGGAAAACTTCCATTATCATCCAACTTGGATGACTAAGTTTTGGATTAATACCCATAGAAATACAAGAAATGTCATCTAATTGTTTGAATAAATTAAGTACATATTTAGCTGTCATATCAAATTTAGATTCTTCTGTTTCTACATTATCGACTGTAGTAGGTAACCATAACGCATGCATTTTACAAAGATCAGTTTTAACATATTTATCTGGTTGAACTGCATGACATTGTGGACAAGTTTTAACTTTTTTTGATTGTTCAATCAAATAATTTAGTTTAGTGCGATTATCAATATGAGCAGTAGAATCAGAACACAATAAATTAGCGCATCTATAACAAATACATCGAGTAATTTTTTGTACAACTGGAAAATATTGAACATGAAATACTGGAAGCGCAAGTTCAATATGACCAAAATAACCAGGAGTAGTTTTGTTTGTTTGCATATCTGTACTACAAACTTGACCATATTCTAAAACTCCCATGCGTGGATCAAATAAGCCACCAGTTACTGGATCATTACCACAAAATGTATCATGATGAATAACCTCAACAACAGACTGACGACGTATCATATCCGGACTCATAATTCCAAATGTTACTTTATCAATTTTAACAACACCGCCAGAATATTCAAAATTAGATTCGTAAGCCATATTTAACACTTACACCTTATATAATATAAAATTGTTCTTATAATCATTTTTTTGACTAATAAATTTTAAACATTGACCCATTTAGTAGAAAAAGGTATTTTTTCGTCCATAATATTATTGAAGCTTCTGTAAATAAATCTGGAAAAATGTCTACAATAACAATTACATTCACTATGAGTTGGTATATAATGTATTTGAGTTTCACAATTAATCTTCATAATAACAGACTTATCTTTTAAATTTTTTGGTTTATTAGTATTATGTCTTTGACAACAATTACATTTATTAAGACTTTTAATTATAAAATTAGGATCATGAATTTGTTTTTTAATTAATTTTTCAAGATCATAGTCACTAGAATTAAAAATATTTTTATCAAACTCATTTAAAATCTTATTTATTCTTGAAAATGCTCCAACTTTTTCAATTTCCTTTAAAACTGGATAAGTTATTATTCTTTTCAAAGACTTTTCGAATAATGGTCTATGTTCTGGATTATATTCAAAAATAATATTTAGAATATCTGTTACGATTGGAAGCATAATTTGAATAATGTGTATCTTAGTTAATATAATCAAAATAACTTTAAACTACTTTAAAGTTAATCAAAAATGAGAAAGTGGATTCAATACTCCTTTGTGAATTTTGTGTCCATTGTCCACTTAATTTGTATTTCATGTTAATATTAACAGGAACTTCAAAAATATCTTGTCTTAAAAATCTTCCAATTTTACAATTATTTATAAGTAAGTTTCCACAAGAAGTTTCATCACTATTCCAAAGTTTTCTATAATATTGTGTTAAATTTTGTGTAATATCTTTTTGAATTATATTTTCGAAATATTTGTTTGGCGACTGAACAATATTTTTAAACAAAGATTCAGTTGTTATATATTTATCATATGGTTCATTACCATTATTACCCAAATTATTTGTGGTTCTTTCTGTGGGAACAAGTCCACTGGAAATTAATAATTCTCCGAAAAGGCCTTTATATAAAGTATTCATAGTATGAGAGTTATTATCATATAACCAAGCAAATTTTTTAGCTCTATTGCTATTTGGAATTATATAAATTTTTTGATGTGGATTAATGTTAAATTCAATTGATGAAGCATTTTTTGATATAGGATTAGAGCCATCCCATTGTACAGAAAAATTATTTGGAAAAAATTGAAATGCAAATGAATCAGTCATATTATAAACAATAAAATCAACTGATTTATTGGTAATTATTTTTTGATTTAATCCAATATTATAATCTAAATTATTTGACGAAATGTGTTTTTTGTAATCTCTTTTAATCAAGTCTTTATTTTGTATCTTTTTACCATTTTCTATATTCAGTAAATCTTCTTTAATATATTGATATATATGTTCTCCATTTTCAGAAATTCCATAATATTCTTCCAATATTAAAATGAAATCACCCAGCATAAATGATAATTCGTTATAAGAACTTTCATAAATACATTTAGCTAAAAAATAGTTTAATTCAGGTTTATTATTGTAAATGTTAAAAGTATATTCAATTATAATTTGTAGTTGTTTTAATATTTTTTCGTTAAAATTATAGTTATTAATATTAAGATTTTTGAATATAGTATTTTCAATATTTTTAAATGATAGTTCTTTATGTTTGATAGCAAATTCGGCTATAATTGTAGTAATTGGATTTAATATTACTGAATCACTTAAATTTCCGAAATAACTTGAAAAAAGATTATTTGAAGAAAAAGAACTAATATAATGTTGAGTATTATCATATGGTTTAAATAATTCTATTACAAATGTACCATCATTTAATGATTTTGTTTGACTAATTTTGTTTGATAAATCAGAATTCCAAACACATATATTATATTCATCAGGTTTATATATTGAACCATTTATTTTGTAAGAATTGGATACATATTCAATAATCCATCCAATAAAAAACTTAATTTGATTATTTCCAATATCATATTCATATTGAAACCATAATATATCTTTATTAGATAAAACGTTTTTAGAACTATTTCCAATAATATTGTAATTGGAAATACATATTTGTGATGAGTTTAAAGTTTGAATAGTTTTGCCTAAAATTTTATATTCAAGATCTTTATCAGATATTAATTTGTCTAAAAATTTATTTTCTAAAACAAGATTTTCATTGTTATAGAAATCATAAGGGCCTTGTTTCACAAAAGCTTGATATAAAGCGCTTTTAGTAGCATTTATAATTTGTTTTGTTTTAGAAAAGTTTGAATTAGTTAATAAATGATGATATGTAATTTTATCAAATTGAATAGAAGAATCAAAATATTCATTTGAATTATCATTATTAAAAAATTTCATATTTGTGTTACCCCACTTTAAATAGTCAACACAATCATTATCTTTTTCTTTAATTAATTTAATTTGACCACCTAAAATAGCAAAAGCATATGTAACTTTATCATGTGATTTTGAATCAGAAAGATTTATAGTATTTGGATACAAATAGCTTTTCATTGTCATTAGTATAATAGTAATATTAAAAGAGAAAAAATTTGATTTTAAATTTGTCTTATATATTTTATAATTAAATATATTAGAATAACATGAGAGTTATCTTTCTTCTTTCAATTACAATTATAATATTATTTATATTTTTGAATAAGTTAAATAATAGCGAATCATTCCAAAATTTACCACAATATATATCCCAAAGTTATTATCCATCATATTTTGAACTTAATCCATTAATATGTTATGTATCTGAATCTGAAAGTTATCTGGACAAAGGATATTTCGAAAAAGCATTTAATAATTCTATTCAATTTGAAATAACAAATGATCCAAAAATGAAATTCAAAGCAGATCTTGCTTTATTACCAGAGCCACTTGTATTAGATCAAGAAAATAGTAATAATGAGTATCCATATGATTTTGTGTCTCACATAAAAGACATATCGTTTTCCTTTATTCAATTAGTTGATAGTGGTACAATAAAAACTTTTAATGATATTCAAAATTATCATATTTATATAAAAGAAGGTGGTTATGTAGAATATTTATATAAAAAAATATTTGCATTCATAAAATTTGAAAAAGATCCAAAAATAACTTATTATTCTTCAAATAATATTGCTTTAGAAGCATTAGAAAGTGGAAAATGTGATGCAATTGCTTTCTTAGCAAGTCATCCAAATGAATTTATACAAAGAATGTCATATAAAATGAAAATAAATATTGTACCATGGGATTTAAATGAAAATCTTGTAGATGTTTTTGCTTATTATTTAAGAGGTTTAAAAAGAACAAAAATTAAATTGAAAGAATACAATTATACAGATTTCAATACTGAATTGTTGTCATATGGATACAATATTTCATTGTTTATAAATAAGAATCTTCACCCAAAAATTGTAGAAAAAATAACAAGTTTAGTTTTTAGAGTAAAAGGTATAACACGTTCATCGGCTATAGGTGGTTCTTTATATGTACCTTTTCATGAAGGTACAAAACAATGGTTAAAAAAATTTGGTTATATTTCAATTACTGAATCAAAACAACATCCAAGTTGTGCTTTATTAGTCGGAAAAGCCCAATGTAATGGCAAAGATGCAAAATATGCCAAACAAGTTTATGACAGAGAATTTTGGGGTAGTAAAATACCAAATGATCAATCAGCTGTATCTTATTTAAGAACTATAAATGAAAAGAAAAATAATTCATTAAATGGAAAAATTTATTCCGATTTTATTGAAGAAAATGCTTATATGTGTGTAGAAGATTTAAAAAAAAGAACAAAAGAAGATTGTGAAAAATCAGGAAATACATGGGATAAACCATGTTTAAGTAACGATGAATGTCCGTTTTATAAAAGTAATCAAAATTATAATAATGATTTTGGCAAATGTATTAATGGTTTTTGCGAAATGCCTCTTGGTGTAATGAGAAAAGGTTATACACAATATTTAAATGATCCGATTTGTCATAATTGTCCAGCATCAAATCCTTCTTGTTGTGAAGTAAAAGAAAATATGCCAAGTCCAGATTATGCTTTCAAAAATGACAGAATTGAAAGAATTTTAAATGAAAAAGAGTTAAATATGCGTAGAATAGCAACCTAATCGAAACTTTCACCATTGAAAGATGTAAACATTTTGTCTAACAAATTAGTTATTGTATTTTTATCCCACCCCATATTTATTGCTCTTTCTATAAGTTTTTCTCTTATATTATTAGTCTCAAGAATTTGTTTTCTTTGTTCAGAATCTGGAAATAAACGTTTTATTGTATCATTATCATGTTCAATAACTTTGTCTCCTCTAATAAGATGCTTTATAATTGATAAATCATTCTTAATTGATTCATTATCATTAGATTTTGATTGATTGTTCATAATATTATTTTCAATTAATTACTTCTTTTTATATCTTAATTTTTGAGTTTTTCTCTTATAATTTGTTTTTCTTCTTGTTTTTTTCCCTCCATAAGAACTTTCTTTTAACTCTGAATTAATTTTTCTTGATTTTTTAGCTAATCTCATTAAATCGGTTTCTAAGAATTGTATAATGTGTTTACGAATCTCAATTGGTACTTTAGCATCTAATGAATCTTTTATATTTTCAATAGCTTCTAAAATATCTTTATCTTCTTGACTAACCCTTGGAGGTGGTCTCTTTTTCTTAGGCGCACCAGGTGGTATATATGATGAATTAGAACTTTTTATTGGTGTTCTATATAATGAACTGGATGGTGTACTTGGTGGAGTATTAAAATTAGTGTCCATATTATATAGTTATTATATAAAAATATTTTTATATAAATATGAACTATTTAATAAAACTTTTGATTGAAGCTATTTTTGTAGGAATTGGTCTAATAATAATGGGTTCTATTGTTGCTTTACTTGTTGGTTATTTTTATCCAAAGCCTATTTTACCAAAATCTTGTGCCAATTATAATAAATATTATGTAATGGAATTTACTTTGTTCTTAACCGGATTTTTATTTCATTTATTATGTGAAGTATCTGGATTTAATTCATGGTATATAGTAAATTCTGCAGCCAAAATGACAAAAGTATAATAACCAGAACTTTATAAATAAATATACTGAATATGCCTAAGGATTGGGATCCACATTATGAAGAGGAACAAGATTGGGAACCAGTAGTCTTTAAAAGAAATACAAATAGCAAAAAGTCACAAAATAATAATATAGAAACCCCTTTTCATTCAAGATTATGTGTTGCAAGATCAAAAGCTGGTTATACAGCACATGAACTTTCTCAGAAATTACATATGAGAATTAAAGACTATCAAAGAATTGAAAATGGAGAACAGCTACCTTCTTTTGATTTATTAGCTAAACTTAGAAAGATAATTAATCTTCAATAGGGTGTATTTTGTTATATTTTTTTGAATTAGATTTCAAAAATTGTTTAATCAAATTTGTTTGTGAAACTTCACAAGATAAATTACTCATATTATTTGGATAAGGTAAAAATCTACAAGATGGATAACAATGTAATAAACATTTTACAGAAACCCATTCTATTTTAAAAGGATCATAATAAGAATTGTAAAATTGTTTTAATTCTTTTTCACATTTGTTTGCTAATAAATCATTTATGTTTTCATAACATTTGACTATCCATTTTGAAAAAAACAAATCTATACCTATCAATTGTTCCAAAATAATACAGCCAAAACTCCAATAATCCGCTTTTTTTCTACTATATAAATTTATATTTGATACTTCTGGAGCAAAAAATCCTCTAGTTCCACAATTTCCTTTATCCAAATCATTACCTATAACTCCTAATCCAAAATCACATAGTTTAAAGCTATAGGTTGACATATCATTTATGAAAATTAATACATTTTCTGATTTTATATCACGATGATAAATATTTTTACTATGGATATAATCTAAAGATTGACACAAATCTTTAATACAATTTTTGATATTTTCAATAGAAATTAATTTTTTTTTAGAAAATTCAAACAAATCTCCTTTTGCCCTTTCTAATTTCAAACCATATAGATTTTTTGATTGAAAATAATCTATCATAGAAACAATATAGGGACTATTAACAATTTTCAGAATTTTGATTTCATTAATCAAATATTTGAGATTTTTATAGTCAAAGAATGGTTTATAAGTTAATTTGAATACATATTTATCATTTTCATCTAAAATTACGACTTTAGAATAAAAACCAGTCCCTATTATTTTATAATTATTTGGAAATTCTTTAAATGATATTGATTCGTTTATAATTTTGAGTAAATCAGAATTGTTATCGCTGAGCCCGCTTCCACATTTCACATCGCCTTCCTCATGCGCAGCGGGCATGTCTACCATTATTATTGTGTTTATTAAAAGTTAAACAAATTATTGTTATATTAATGATCGAAAATTTAAATTTAAAAATTTGGCCAGATAAATATAGTAAAAATAGATTACTAAGTTGTCATATTTATGTTATATTGAATATAAATACACAATGGGAAATGAATAATATTTTTTTACAAAATATATTAGAATGTTACAATGAATTTTTAAAAGTTCAACAAAGTAATTATGAAAGAAATATTGTAACTAAATTTAAAAACAGTTTCAATAAACTAAAAATTTTATTTGCAAGTTCTTATTTGGATATAATAAGTGTACGTAACTTCAAAATATTTGATAATGAAGTGTCTTTACGCCTAAAAATGTATGATAAAGAAAATTTGAAACTAAATCGAAAAATTCAAACAATATTAGGAGATTTTGAAGAAAGTCTTTCACCAAGAATGATTCATAGAATATTGACTTGGTTAAAAGAAAAAAATCCCCAAAATTATAAAAAAATTAAAAGAACTTGTAAGGAAGATATTATCAATGAGTTAAAAAAAATAGGAACAAAAATAGATGTAAAATTGTGTTCAGAATTTATAGATTGGGAAGATCCTGTATCATTAATCAAAGATTTTGATATTGAATTATACAAAAAAGGAAAAAGAATTAAGAATAACGAATTAAGAAAGATTCTAAAAAAAAAATTGTATGAACGTGATAGAAACTATTTAAGATGTGTTCATATTAGCCCTCATTTTAGAGGATTACCAAAATGTATTGAAGACAATATTACATCATTTCTGATAAAATAAACATACAAAATAATATTCGATAAAATAATGGCAAAGGCAAAATGTCCTTGGTGGTCAATAACTCTCATAAAATGGATGGATTATTTGGCTGGTATATGTTTTTTATGGACTGGTATAGCAATATGTGTAATGGTGATGGTTAGTCCAACAATGATAATGAGTCCACCGTTTCCAATAATTATAGGAATATCTTTATTATGTGGTACTGCTCTCAAAATAATGAGTTCTATGGTAATTCAAGTAGGATTACACGATACATGGGGATTATTTGTTTCAAGCTTGATTTATACTATTATTTTTGTGGCGTTAGCATTTGTTGCTCTTAGATCGCAGATTGGTATGATATTTAGTCTTCTTAATCCCGAAAAAATAGCTCAAATAGCGGCATGTTTGGGTGAAGAAGGAGCAACAAGTCTTGCAGATAGAGCCACAAATATTGCAAATAAACAAGTAGATGCTGTTGCTGGTAATTTAGTACAAAGTGCATCACCTTTAGTACAACAAGCAAATGCAGTTCAATTAGCGGCAGCACAAACAGGCGCACAAGTAGCTGCAACTCAACAAGGTTTAGTACAACAAGCAAATGCAGTTCAACAAGCGGCGGCACAAACAAGTGCGCAAGTAGCAGCAACCCCACAAGTTTTAGCACAACCAATAAGATAGTTTCTTAAAATCTTATTAATAATATAGAGAAAATATGTCATTCGAAATAGTAACTTATGCTAACAAATCAGAAGGTATGTTTGAAAAATTATTAAACAATGAGTTTGGTGTTTCCATAAAGGTTTTGGGATGGAATAAAAAGTGGGAAGGGTTTACAGATAAGGTTGTAGGCGTACTTGAATTTATTGAAACAAAAAATGATGAAGATATAATTGTATTTATTGATGGTTTCGATACAAAAATAAACAAAAATCCAGAACACCTTATTAGTATGTTTAAAAAATATGATACTAAAGTTCTATTGTCTAAACAACCGAATATGATGGGTAAATTTATAACTAAAACTATTTTCGGCGATTGTAAAGGAAACAATATTGCAAATGCTGGATTGTATATGGGTTACGTAAAAGAATTGAAAATATATCTGAATGATACACTTAAGTCAAAGTG